GTGCCGGACATTCCCTCTGCAAGCGAGATCGCGAAGCTCACTGGGCTGCTCGCGCCTGGCATCGTCATTCTGTGGGTTCGCTCTCGGTTCCGTGACGTAAGCCAGCCCGAGATCGCTGACAAACTCATCAGCTACGCTCTGGTCTCTATCGCCTACAGCGCCGCGTCATATCCGCTTTTTCATGCCGAAGGCTGGATCGTGCTGCCAGCATGGCTCTGGCAACTGCTGCTATACTTCGTGCTGCCGCTGATCGTCGGGGTCTTGCTCGTATTTTTTGATCAGTCGGAACGGTTCTATGCGCTCGCTACCAAAGCGGGTTTGCGACCGGTTCATCATACACCGACCGCTTGGGACTACACCTTCAGAAGAGGATCGCCTGCTTTTGTGCTGGTGCATCTAACCGATGGTTCGGAAATTGCCGGAGCTTGGGTCGAAGGTTCGTTTGCATCGTCCACGTCCGGTGATCGTGATGTCTTTATCAATCAAATGTGGACCGTGACCGATGGTGGCTGGCAGGTCGTTGATCCGCCGCGGTCCATCCTTATCTGTGGTGGCACGATCAGCATGGTCGAATTCATTCAGGGAGGTCCGAATGACTGAGAAGAAGGGTTTCGCGCAGGACGGCTGGACTGTCGGTGAAAAGGGCTACACCGTTGCTCCGGGCAAGGTTCAGAACGGTCACACAGGCCCGACCGGCACGCTCGGAAAGCCTCCAACGACTGGTTCTGCTGTGTCCAAGCCAGCTCCTGATAAGAAGAGCTAAGGACACTAGGGCAGCGCGAAACTGCCCTAGCGATTACCGCTTACGCGCCCCGATATTGCACGCCCGATTTCGTGCGCTGCTTCTGCATGGGGAAGTCTGGCACCGTGCTGATGAGATGCGTTAGCTGCCGACCAAACATCAACACGTTGGTGTTTGCGATTGGGAACGCGTCCTTTTCCCACTCGCGAAAATCGGCGTGCATGTCGTTGCCGGACTTCCACGTCTGGATATCTTTGCCGTGCAATCGCGCCCACTGCTCCACCGACGATTGGTTGCGGTTTTCTTCCTGCTGAGTGCGTAGAGCTCCCATCATTCCGGCGCCCATCATCGGGTCTTCACCAAGCTCGTCCACGCTTTGCCATAGCAACATCCAGTCAACCGCGTTGCTCGCTTCCCAGTTTGGCGTGCGCGACCATTCAAGCTCAGCAAACCTGCGCACGCCAGTGTCATCACGGATAAGCTCGCCGAGACTGCGATTGGTGCAGCCGATGAGCGTCGCCTTGTTGGGCAGCATCACCGCTTCGTTCTGGCGCATCGCTCGGATGGTCACTTGAGGCGTTGTAATGAGATTCTTGATCTGGTCCATGGACTGCCTGCCGACGAAACCCATTTCGTCGAGGAACAGCACCGGAGAAGACCAGACATCCATCGTTTTGCCATCACAGAGTAGGTTGAAGTCTACGCTGCGCATGAGGTCTTCAAGGGGTGCGCACATTGCCTTCACGAACTCAGACTTGCCGAGACCTTGTGGACCGGTGATCACTGGCATGAGGTGGTTGGTAACTGGCAGATTGCGAGCTTTGCGCTTCACCTGCCAAATGAACTTTTTGAGAACGGCGACCGCGAAGCCAGGTTGCGTAGCGGACACGTCGAAGCAGGCCCGTTCAACCGTTTCCCACATTTCCCTGCCGCGCTTGCCGGTGGCTGTGCCTTTCTCGAACGCGATGCTGGTGAACACCGCGATCTTTGCTTCACGTAGCAACTGTGCCTGCCACGCCGAGAATGCGTCCGCGAGAACCGTGTCACGGTATCCGAGGTTGAGCCGTGCAACGACCAAGCGCATCTCTCGGGATAGAGTAGCAGTGTCGTTGCCTTCGCTCGCGGCTATGTCGTAGATCAACCTGGCGCCATCAACCTCGTCGCAGTTTGTCGCGTCGATTGTGGTGTCGCCCACTGCATATGTGACGCTGCGCTTGATCTGGCCGAGTGGTGTGAGCGTGACATTCTGCTGGGCTGTGTAGCGCTGAACAAAATCAACCGCATCGGTAGGCACAAAGCCCAGCTCGCGCTGCAAGCGCTCCTCCCGCGCGACCTTTTCAAGCAGCTTGTCGAAGCGTGCCTTCGTCACGACATCGTTGTTCGCCATCCATTCCTTGATGGCGCTGTTGTCCTCACTGGTGTCGAGGTGGCGCAGGACTTCCATGGGCTGGATGCTTTCGCCCTTCGCCCGGCGCGTTGATAGCGTCTGGATCATCTCCACGATGAAATTTGGATAGTCGCGCTCAACCGCTCCCGAGTTGTCGACCAATGTTAGCTGTGGCTTTCCGCCATCTTCTGTTTTCATGATATGCTCCATGTAAAGTAAAGCCCGCTGTGCGGACCTGAAATCGCACAGCGGGCAAAATGACTTTACTTACTTGAGCAAGAGCATACAGACCGCTGTCAAAGCGACAGCTTTCAGGTCTGTTGCTTCACATGTATTTATACGACAGGCCGAAAATCCACGTCATTATTGAATTTTTTCCGGCCAGGGTGCAGCATTTTTTCGCCACCCTACACCCAATCCTACACCCGATTTTTCGCATTTTTCCGGGCGTCTCCGGCTAGGGTGTAGGTAGTGTAGGATTTTTTGGAGATCTAACGAAAAATAATAGAAAAATAATTCTCGATTATTTGTAAGATAGATCACCCAATTATCCTACATTACCTACACTACCTACACCCAGTCATTTTTACTGCGGCAAACTCGCCCCCTGCTGCGCATGTCGCAACAATGCTTTCTTGATACCGTCCTGAATAAACTCAGAGGTAAAGCGGCAGCAAACAAACATAATGAGCGTAGGCTCTGACTTGTCGTGCCTATCGCCGTAAATCTTCCAGACCGCGTCTAACTGAGCGTCGTGGACGAATGAGATGGCCGCACGGATCGTCATTTCGTCAGCCTCGCTGGGTGTCGTCAAAGAGTGGATAACTGGTTCAGCAGCAGCCGACCACGAAACAGCCATCTCCGAGCATCCGCCAACTTCGATGCCATATGTTAGCGCGCCGGCTCGATGCATATTCGCGCTGGACCATTCGGTGAACTGCATCCACTGCACACCGTCAGGCTCAAGAACTAGTCCATTGATCATGATATAACTCCTTCTTAAAAGAAGGAGGGTGGTCGAGCTAGCGACTCGAACCACCCCCGACGTGGTTCAAACGGCCTGCTTTTTCTTGCGTGCTGCGCTAAGCTGAGCGGACAGCTTGGCCGAAATGGCGTTGAGCTGAACGTCGAACGCGCCTGCGCGCGCCTCAGCCAAGACCCCATTCAGCACCTCCTCGAATTCGCTCGACTGAACCACGTAAGCTGTCTCATCGTCGTCACCGCGAAGGTTGATTGCCGAAGTGCCGAAACGAAGCGTGAAGCGAACTTCCCCATTCTTCTCGATGAATGTGGGCTTCACCTTGGTTTGGAATGAGCGGTCGCGGAACTGGTGAAGTTGCGCGTTCACGTTATCGATGAAGCGATCACGTGGAACGACTGCATTATATTTTTTCGGTGCAAACTGCGTGCCGGCAACAGACTTGAGCTTAGACTTCCAATTCAGCATGTAACAAACTCCTTTATTTGAATCCGAACACCGTGTTCGGTGAAGCTCTTCTGGAGATGTTCAAAAGGAGATTGGAAATTAACCACGACGCGCTGAGCAGCTTCGGCGCATATCCGTTAAATTAACCACAATTTCAGGAATTTTTGGTCGATCAGCGCATGGCTGAGCGTGATCCAAAGCAGTTAATTAGGCGCTTCCTGAAGAGCGCTGAGGCATTTGAATATCAGTTGATCATCCCGCGACAGGCCAGCAGCCTGCCACCACAGACGCTTATACGGATGGCCAAGAAAGCTGCCCGGCGAGGACACGTCCGTTGGTTCGTGCGCTTGTTGAACCGCATCGAAAGGCAATGGATTGATGCCGCGACCAATGTTCAAGGTGTTGATGACCTTGAGACGTTCCTTGCTGAACATCTAGATTCAACCATCGGGCATAACTCCGATGGTCGCTTGGTCTATCCCTTACGTAATGTGGTTGTGGTGTGCTTTCAGGATAAATCGGACGCGAGATCCTTCTGCCGCGAACTTTATCGATTCAATGATGCCATGCACCATACCTACCTCGAAGCGCAGCGGCCGGTTCTAGAAGCTGCCAAAAAGAAGGCGCTGACGCGACTACGTCTGGAGGTGCAGAGTTTGAACGAGCGAATTGAGAAGAGCTTGTCGAAATCCGGTTAACGTCTCAACGCTTTGGGATCCTGCGTCGACCACTGTTGACTGGGGCTTGATGGAATTACCTTTGGCACAACCGCAAGCTCTGATCTTCTCGCCATCCCGTCTAAAATTTGGTGGGGAAACGTGATCACGACTTCACGCTCAATATGGAGAAACTTAGGGAACTCCGCCTGGGCATAAAAAGTGGTATCCCGCATCGCATCCAATTGACCTAGGCTGATAGGTCGGCTGAGAGCTCCTTATCGAAGCGTTACTGCCTGCCGATCGCAAATCAGCTGCCGTCCGCCGCGTCCACTCCTTGATTGCATCTGACTCCCAGCGTCCACCAGCTCTATAAAAGACGTTCGAGACGGAGACTTTATTTGAATAGTCAGGAATAAAGGCGCCGAACACACTTAAAAGACCATGCGTAGAAACGCCAACTGCTATATCATAAGAGCAACTTACTGCGGCACTCTTTAAGGTTCTGCAGGAAAGATTTGTTATGTCACGATTTACGCTCATAACCTTCCCGAGAAAAGGATAAGTTATGTCGGTTAAACCCGCCATATTTCCCTGATGGTTCATGGAATCAAATAAAGTGCTATATCGAGAGTATATATTTGCAATGTCCGCTTCAGTTGGCTTCGTTGAGTTGCTGAAGGAAATTGATTTTGTTGCAAGTCTAGATCGGTAAGTTAAATTAACATCGCCCAGACATTCGCTTTTGCAGGTATGGGCGAGGGTGGGTAGATTTACGTTAGCCGGTCTTCCCTGATCTAGAATCACATTGTCTACAAACTGTCTCCATAACTCCGTATGGCTGGTGGATCCAAAATAGGCCATCCTGATGTTGCCGCAATAGTAGCTGCCTGCAACCTCCTTAAGATCTCTCTGCGGCGACGAAAGGAAGCGAAATACTTTCTGATCGTTTGGGCATTCACGTGAGTCAAATAGGAACACCCATTTTATTTTGGCCGATGGAGATTCCAAGAGTACAAAAACTGGAAGAGATTGCGTCGGCCCAGCAATTTTATCGTAGGAACTTTGTGATTGCGCAGGTGAGTTCAGAGCAAACAATGTTCCGATCAGTAATGCCAGGCGAATGACTATAAGCTTCACGTGCTACCCCCACAGATTAGCCAAGCCTATGTATTACATTCCGGAATAGGAAATCCATAAAAATGCGAATGCCTTAAGAGCGGGTGAGGTAGTTATCAAACGTGGATCGTGTCGTGCGAAAGTTGCCGGGGCGAGCCTTCGGAACAGCATGTTCGACGGCGGCATTAGACTTGGCAGGCGCCTCTTTTGATACAATGGCGAACTGCACGCCGATATAACCTAGAATGCCTACTAATGCCCCTGCGAGCGTCAGCAGCAGTTTTCCCGCTGCGCCGATGCCCTTTGCCCCGCCCCTCATCTCTGTCCGCCAATCTTCCAGCGTGCGGACCCGATAGGATAGATCCTTGATCTCGCCTCGGTGTTGCTCCTGATTTTTCAGGATCGTTGAAACCTTCTCGTCCAGGCGGATCAGCAATTCTCTAGTGTCTTGGGTGGGGGGAGCCATCAGAAAATGAAGCTCGTAATGGTCGCAACGGCGTAGAAGGCGTCTGCGAAAGGGCCAACCTTGTCGGCTGCGATTGCGCCGATACTCGCTAGTCCGGTGAAGATTGCCGCGACCACCCATTTATTGTCTTTTACACCTTTAGCTAGCTTAGCAATAAGTGCCTTTGTTGCCCTCTTCACGACCCGCCCCCTAAAATCATTGTTTGATTTATTTAGTGGTCGCGCCGTCTGGTCAGCCTCCCAAAGCGTGTTCTAAGATTGCGAGACGCTGCTCCTGTGCAGCAATGAGAAACTGATTCAGTTCATCGTAGCGGACGCTGAAACGTGAACCTGCCTCTGTGCTGGCGATTACGTCATCGCCTGACTTGGTTTCTGCTGCTTCCCATTCATCCCAGCAGAGGAAGCCATATCGGCTATCTGGCTTCACGCCCTCTTCGAGTTCATCGATCAAGCCATGCGTAGCCATGATATTCCAAACGGTCTGAGCGCCCACGCCCACATGGTAGCGCGCACCCTCTTCGCCCTTTTCCTCGATGCTATCTTTCCACTGATACTTCCGGATTGTGGCCGCGATCTCTCTTGCCGCTGCCAGCTCTGCTGGCGAAAAGCCGGCGTCGTCGAAGACCTTGTAGGTTTCATCTGACGTGCTGACCGCGCCGCTGACGGCGTAGACCGTCGTCCAGCGTGCGCCAGAGACTCCCAATGATTGCACATTATCGTTACCGGCTCGGACATGCCCGTCAGTTTGAATTACAAGGCGCGCTATACCCGCTGTTTCATCATAAAAGAGTAATGGGTCTTGTGTTCCCGGCCCTATGAGCCAAGAGCGTCCACTTGTTCTTTTGTATTTCACCCAGCAATCTTCACTTTCAACATGTAGCTTTCTGTTGGGATCGTTTGAGCCAATACCAACTGCCCCGCCAGAGTAGATGCACATATAATTGGTATTGTTTGATCCGAGATATAGATTGCTACCCGCGTTTGTGGGGCGCACATACATATGTCCACCAGCACCTTGGATCATTGCGTTAGCTGCTACAAACATGCCGTTGGAAGAGTTAACTCCGCCATTGACAACTAGCGTGCTGCTGCTGTTGAGATACATCTTCTCGCTGCCGGCGGTTGTGCGCCAGCTATGGTGATTGGAATCATCATAAGCCACTGTTACGGCGCTGCCATTGGAGATCGCGCGGTAGGGATTTGCCGCGCCATTGTTCACAGCCCAAATGCAATATGCGTTTGATGTCGAGGTCGATAAGGTAATTCGCGCTGTGGAGTTGTTTGAGGTGCTGCTATTAACGATGCGCGCCTCCACCTCCGCACCGGAAGCGAGACCAGTAATATCCAGCTTGGCAGTGGGATTGCTTGAGCCAATGCCGACGAAGCCGTTAGCTTTGATGGTGACGTTCTGGCTGGAGGTCGAACCAACGCCACTATAAAACTCAATACCACCTGCGTTAGAAGCGGCTGTCGACCCCCGTGCGATGATCGTCGCACCGCCTGTCGCAACGTCCGTGCCCGCTGCTAGAACGACGGACGAAGCGGATGAGCCTGAGAATATGGTGTTTCCGTTCGTTCGGATCATACCGTTCGACAAGAACGACATTCTCTGCGCGCCGCTCGTCCAAATGCCGATCTCGCCGCTGCCGTCCTGGGCAATATTCAACGAGCCAGAGCCTAGCTGGCTGATACTGAATGCGCCATTTGCGCCCGCCCCACGTTGAATGCGGGCATCGTAGTCGGAGCCGCTTCGAGCATGGAAGTCTAACGTCGCTAAGCCTGAGCCTGTGCGATTACCGCCAATCTCGATGACTGCATCTCCAGTCGCGACGCCGGTGCCCGTGGTTATGACGCTGCCTGCGGCAAAGTTGCCTGACGTGTCGAGGTTGCCGCTGAAGCTGCCAATGTTGCCGGACAGCGTCCCCGAAACGCTTGCGCTGTCCGCCGAGAGCGAGCCGGAAAGCGTCAAACTGCCTGATATCGAGCCGCCGGAGCTGGTTAGCGGTTGTTGAGTTGTGCCATTGGCACGAACAAACAGCCCCTCGGTTGTAGTCCAAATATCTCCATCAGTTGGACTGCTGGGCGCAGTGCCGTGTGGCAGTGATATCGAAGCAATCGTTGTCGTCGAGGCCGGTAAGATGATCTTCTTAGCGGAGGTGATCGACGTAGGCTGACTGGAGAACGCTGAATTCACCCCGGAAATTGCAGAGGTCAAATCTGTTACCGCACTAAGCATATCGCCCGCGCGCTGTTCGGTGGGAAAGACGCGATAGGGAGCGCTTGCGTTTGTCGTGCCGAGATAGGCCGGGGCAATTGCCAGAACAGTGTCACTCGCGACGCTGACAATCTCGTAAGTCTGCCCACCGATGATGATCCCGCAACCTGCTGAAACCCTATTGGCGAGGAATTGAGTGCCTGTGCCGGTGACTGCAGTCTGGCCGTTTGTAACTGAGATTGTGCCCGCGCTATACCAAGCCATTATGTTATGTTCTCCCGAATTGGTTCTCGGGTATTTATTGCTTCTGACTTTAGCGCTTGAACTCGTTACCCCACAATGAACGGTTCGATACTACTGCACCGCTTGCGTAGCTCAAAGTTGGGTGAGTTAATTGCAGACCGTAGCTGTGCGAACCACCGCCGGGGTAATCGATCATGGTTACATTTTTCGGAGTGCCATAACCGTTCTGCGCTTGATCGTTTCGGCTATCGTAGATCACATTGCCGTTGCGCAAGATTTGGAACTTGATGACCTGCACGGATCCAGTGCCAGATAGCGCGTTGAATGACGCACCCAATAGGACCGGCCCGCCGCTGGTTGAGATGCTGAACGATTGCACAGAGGTGTAGACGTTTTGCGTCGGGCTTAGGCTGATATTGCCGTCGGTGTAATTGCCCGCCGTTACAGACGTGGAGTTGTTTGCCAGCTTCCATTCGTCGATCGCAGCATTCGCAATTTTGGCATTCGTGATAGACGCATTTAGGATCGAAGCGTTTTGAATATAGGTGACGCCGCCGATCACGGAGAATGGCACAGAGCCGTTGCCGCTGCTATCCACTACACGGAAGTTGGTATCGACAACGTCGAAAGTCGCCTTTGTCGCTGAGCCGTTGGCGAAGACCAGTCCAGCAATAGCGGTTCCACCCGCATTCAAGGCTACGGTCCAGCGGTTCTTTACGCCGTCTAGCACGTCGTTGGTGGTGCTGAGCGTCGTCTGGACGCCTGTAATTTGGCCACCGAGTTCTGTCTGCACGCCAGTGATAGCAGTTGCACGAGCATCGCGTTCTGTAACGACCGATTCAGCAATGGCTATCGTTGCAGCTTCAATACTTTGTCCCGTTCCGCGATAGTTGTCGAAACGTGCGGTCAAAGTGTCGATAGCGAGAACCCTGGCTTCAGTTTGGGAAACGTCAGCTGCTCTGAGTTCTGTCATTACCGCTTCAATAGTCGTGCCGGTGCCAGCCACGTTGTCTAATCGCGCTAGTATTTCATCGCGGGAAAAGGCGAGGGCGGCGGTTTCACCTACTCTTGCTGTTCGTTCCTCAACAATCTGGCTTTCGGCGTCGGCGAGACGCACCGCAAATTCAAGCCGCTGACCCTGTTCAAGTGAGAAGCGAGCGATACTTTCAGCGTCTGAGTTAATTTGGTTGAGCGTGCCCTTTGCGAGGCTCTCGATTTTATCGAGAGCTTGCTGTTGCAGGTCGAGGAAGACGAGACCGCTATCCTTCACCCCTTTATAGGCATTTGCTACCGTCTCTGCTTTCGCGCCGGTTGGATCGAGAACGCCTTCCCAAGTAACCTTCGTGCGCTGGATAAGCCGAAATACGGTGAGACGATCCGCGAGGCGTTGCGAGCCGTCGATGCATTCCACTTCGACCATGATCGCGTTGATGCCGTGGTCATTGCAGAGGACATGGAAATCGCCATGGTCGATGACAAGGGTGTTGGCGTTCGCGCTGCTCGTCGCGTAGCCGCCAGCTACGAGGTTCGCAGCCGTGCCTTCCGCGATGATCGACGTGTCGATCTTGCGGATGCGCCATGTGAGCGTTGCGGTCGTGTTCTGCTTGGTCGCGGTGAACGTCGCCGTCTGGGGCGCAGGCTGGTTATATTCATCATATGGGAAGGTGTTATGCGTGGTTGCCAACGTTAGCAGCTTTGCGGTGCCTGCCCCTCCGGCTTCACGGGACTTCGCAATTGAAAAGTCCTTGTAGATCGACACGCCCGCGTAGACCGCTCTGAAGACTGCCGTCGCATTGTCCTGATCCACTGCGGAAACGGTGTAACGGCCCGTGTTGGGGTCGATCGCAACGGTGCAGTCTATCTGGTTTGCGACGGAATAGGCTGCTCCTGCGCCTGTGGTAACGTCAGCGTTGCCATCGAAGATTCTAAAGCCGCCGCTAAATGTGTCTAATGCGCTCATTACAGGATGGTGCCCCCGCTATTGGCTGCGAAGGTCACGCTCTCGTTATCTAGAAACCCTATGATGTTCGATGCATTGCTGTCCGCTGCTGCTGTTACTGAAACTGTGGTCCAAGGTCCGTAGATACCGCTGAACATAAGGAAGCGGGCTTGCACCTCGTGCTCGATGCCACCGGCCATCGCGGCCATCGTGTATTTCTCGGCACGATGACTGAACCGGTCTGTGGCCGTTCTCCACTTGTCGCTTCCCTTCTCCCGAACGTTGATCTGGATGCTCTGGACGCCTGCGTCCGGCTCTTCCCAAGTCACATCGATCTGACTGACGATGCCGCCATTCGAGTTGGTGATGGTGCGAGAGCTGGCTGCGAGTGAGCTGACCGGGATGCTAGCGTTGGGATTATATGCCGACGGGCGAATATCCGCCGGCAGCGCTAGCTCCTCATCCTCATCCCATGCGTAGATCGCAGGGCTTTCCTCCTGCAACGTCATGTTGAAGATGAGATCAACGCTTTCGGCCTGGCTGACCACGCGGAACAGCTTGCCGGGCTGGTTCCAGCCTTCGATTGGTAGGACGAGCCTAACGAGCGTGCCGACCTGCGCCGCGAATGCGCGGGGTCCAAAAATGCCCGAGAACGTCCCTGTGTAGTTGTTTCGGACAAGAAGCTGCTTGGCAATACGCTGGCAGGTTTCGGCGCGTGTGACCGCTGCAAGGTCAACGACAAGCGGTCTGGGAATGCCGTCTGCGAGCGGATCGACCTCGATCCGACCCCAATCCTCCAACAGAAACTGCTTTTCGGGATTGGTGAAAACGCCGCGCGCAATGTTGTAGCTGTCTTTGAGCGAGGCAGCGCTGGGGTTGTAGGTGTAAGCCCCGACTAGATCGTCGGCAGTCAGCGTCAGTGCTGGTCCGTCTAGATCATCATAGCCGCCGACAAGCTGATACAGCCCGCCCATGTCGATGAGCTTCGCTGAACCCATCGCAGCCGTGATGATGCCAATGTTTCCTTCATGGGTGTCGCCGGTCGATAGAATGCAGTCCGCTTGGTAGCGCTTTACGAAGCCGGACTTGGTCGAAACTGCTTCGTCGCAAAGGTTCGCATAGTGGATGAAATTGCCGAGGTCGATTCTGCTGGCTGGAATGCCCATGCCCCAGACGAGCTTCCCGTTAATCCGCCATCCGATGATGTATGTGAGCAGTGATAGCGCTGGATTGCGGCCCAGCTCGTTGAAGCCGTCATAGTATTGCCATGTGTTCTGATCGTGCGGTCTCTGTGGGCCAGCACCGCCGTTGGTAGAATCTCGACGTGGATCATAGACCGGACAGCCTTCAACAACGGTCGTCCAGCGTGAGGGCAGACCATCCGGATAGACATCAACATCGAGCTTCTGGCTAACCTTCAGGTAAGCGCAGCCGGTGAACTTTGCTGTTTCTTTCCAGTAGAGGCCGCTGCCTAGCTTACTCGCGTTGCCGTTGTTGCCCTCAAGGACCGGCGTTATAAGAAGACCGGATTTAGGCTGATATTTGCCGATGACGGCAGAGCCGTTGTAGGACAGTTCAGTGTCTAGGTAGATTTCCTTGACCGCATGAATCTTGTGCGAGGCTAGTGCAACGACACGGTGTTGATAGTCACCCTTATCCTTGCTGGTCTCAATGTATTCCCCGCTCTTGTTCGTCATCTCATGGAAGCGAACATCACCACCCGCAGCAGTGCGACCGAAGACGATCTTGCGCGGTGCAGTGGGATCGACAGTGAGGTTGAGACGCGAAACAGTCGATTGATTGGCAACCTTGGGCTTGCCCATTAGCAAAGCACTGGCGCCGCTGATCGCTACGCCGATAATGATGCCCGCGACTGCTTTGGCGGCTAGTGCCGCAGCGCTTGTAGAAGCTGCCGCCATACCAGCAGCCATCGAGCCACCGATTGCAGTGCCGCCGAATGCGCCGAACAATACAGAAGAGAGCGCTGGAAGTGCGACAGTTGCCAGCACGACTGCTGCCGCGACCATTAGAACTGTTTTGACAACTTTACCGATAGCGTAGCCCCTCCTTTGCGCGGCTACCGGTATTTATTCTGTTGCCGTGTGCGCGTAGGCCCGGCTAAGCATCTAAAGGTTGAGGCGACGGGGCAGGGCGAAATGGCAATAGTTTTTTACATACTCGCTATTTGGTTTGGTGTTTGGCAATCACTTGTCGAGCCGAGCCTTCCCGGTCACATTTTTGACGCGACGGATGCTCAGGATTTTTTGATTGGTTATATCTGTTTAGTATGCGCCGGTATCTTTGCAGTTAGAAGCAGCCTTAAAAGAGCACCTGAAGAAGGTGTGTCAGTAACGCAGTTGGAGTGGCACGGGGCTCTGTCCACTATTGCTTTCAGCTATTTTGCGGTAGCTTCCGCTTGGGGCAATTTTGACGCGGATGGGACGAAATACATTTACAAATTGGTTGAGTTTGCTCGCGAAATTGGAGCGGGTTCTCTTTTCAACAAAGGGCATTGGCTGAGTATTATCGGCCACATAATGGCGTTCATGGCCTATGTTTTGCCGCTCTTACTTCGTGCGTTTTTGGCGACGCTTATCTACCTGCTTACGGTTTTTATCGTGGGGAAGGTGACCGGAGCGCCGACCGAAGATGCTTATGCCCGAATTGGCGGGTGGGGGTTTGGTATGGTTCTTTTGGCATTTGGACTGTGCTTCTTATTCTTCGACGTATTAGGAAGCGGCGTTTAATGAGCCAATTGTCCAAGCGTAGTCGCATTGCAAAGTGGGATATGAGATGAGAGCTGGTTGAGTGATCGGCTTATAGTCAGCATCGTAGCCGATGGTTTCATCACCAAGGAACCAGCAGTGCTTGCCGACGCAGACGCCTAGAATGTTACCATTGCCGCTACGTCGCATGACAATGTCGCCGCGCCCTGCTTGTGCCGGATGGACTGGATCGCCAAGCCTGCTGGAAACCGCCTCTTCAAACGACCGGAAGTCGTTTGTCCGCAGCCATCGCGCAGCTTCCCGCCATGTGCTGTATTGGCCTCGAAAGTCTGCTGCGAGATCGGACCCGGTGATCGCTTCAACGGCTCCGGCAGCGAACAGCGCACAGTCGGATTTGCCCCACTCGAAGCGCTGGTCAGCTACGTTCGCGAGGTAGATCGAAAGGTTTTCAACCCATGTGACTTTGCGCTCTAGGTTCATGAGAATCTATCCGCCGTTCGTGCGGTTTGGTTGTTATGAGGAAGGTCCGTTGGGCGAGTTGGCGTGTTCGGGCTGTTCGCGATGCTGACTGCAAAGTCCTGACTGGTGTCTGTGGGATCGAGCCGAGGCTGATCCAGATAGTTTGACCCGCTGGCCTTGGTAATCATCGACTGGTGAGCTTCGATTGTCAGCGTGAACAAGCGCTCCTGGCCGTTGTTGGACATGACAACCTTGTCCATTGCCCCTGCACGAACGCGCCTGAACGCCCATTCTGCTGGCTGGGTTGCCGTCGGCAGCGTCACCATAAGCGCACGCCAGATGATCGCCGTTCTGCCCCGATATTCGTCGGGATCTAGGGAAGCTGCGATCATCGCATCTGTAGGCACGCTGGGGATAGCCAGCGTAACGGTCATCTCGTCGGAGCCGCTGTAGGAATAGGTGTTTTCGCCAATTGCTACCGGGATGCCTTCTTGCAGCGGCTCAAAGCGCACGCCGTCTAGCATGGCATCGCCCGAACCCACCGGCTGAATTGCTGTCCATCCCGTCCAGACCGCGACCGGGCCGGATGCGAAGTCGAACCAGCCCATAATGCCGGTGCGAATACCGTTGGCTGATAGCGCGTCGAGCCAGTCCGTAACGCCCTCACGCATTACAACACCTGCACAGCCGCGATGGGCTTCAAGTAGGTGAATTCAGCGTCCTTGCTGAACCCCTGCGCGTCTTCCGCGCTGCCTGCTCGGAACTCGCAGCGCGGGGTCTGGAAATTGACCGTGGTTCCGCCGTTCGCGTCCGCGCGCAGCGGTGGCTCGAATGTTATGACTGCCGTTCCAGAGGACGAGTTGATCGGTGCGGACGTGATCCGATAGAGGTTGTTGCCGATACTGAAAAAGTCGCCGCCCTCAAGCCCGGTTGCCTGCGTGCCGGTCCATCCGTCCACCTCAATCGACGTGCTGTAAGCGTAACCTTTGGTAGCAAGCGACTTGCCGCCGATGGCCTTCCCGCTGTCTGCTGGGTAGTAGATGAAAGAGCCTTCAATGCCGCGAAGGTTTGAGAGCCAGACAGCCATTTGTTTCTCTTGCGTCGATCCGCGTCGAACGGGTGGAAAGCTAATTTGAAGCTGCCACTGCGCGTAATTGTTGATGACCGACACTGCGCCAGTGAATGGCGACTGTGCGCCGCCCTGCTTAAAGAGCAGCGTTAGGTCTTCTGTCGATGGTTTCGTTGGCGGCGCGCCAATGGGATAAACAGCCAATACCGGAGCCTCCTATTATAGTTGCTCCGATATTTATTTTACCGCGTCATCATGGACGCATGAGCAGCGAAGCGATACAGAGCGACCGGACAGACTGTGGGGACAAAGATCATGAATAAATTTGATTGGGCCGTTCGCATCGGAGTTTTGGCTAGCGTTGTTCTTCTCGCCGGCTGCTTCGCTTCTGAAGGGTCGCTCATCTCTCAGTCTGGCAAGGGTTTAGACATAGAGCCGGGCCGCTATCAGGAATTCGTTCAAACAAGGCCTGAATGGTTTGAAAAGCTCACTCCTACGCAACAGCATAGGTGTATCGAGGTTAATGAGGGGAAATGGTTGCGTTGGTGCGAATCTGATTCCGACAGCGGCCTTCGAGCCCAGCACTCTATTGAGCTTTTAAAAGACGGTTCAATCAATATGGATGGTGGAACGGCAAACGTCCGCACCACTCCCCTGCGCGACAACTATTACCTCGTTTCATACGATCCTGCTGGAACCGAAGCCGGAAAAAATGAGGTTTGGTATTGGATAATGAAGACCGAGGGTCGGGTGATCAAACTCTACGTTTTGGATTGTAAGCCATTCGCGGCTAAAAATCCCACGCTGAAATTGGTAGAGGATACTTGTGCGGTGAATTCGTTGGACCAAGTTCGGTCCTATGCGATGGCATACTTGGACAACTCAGTTCAGACGGATGGGCCAGTTCACATGTATCGATGGATAGAAGATTGAGAAGAGCAATCGGGCGAAGTTTTTGCTCGGAAGACTAGATCGGATTCCGACCAGCCTTGGCTATTGTGTAAGCGAAGCTAGATGCGTTGATATGGGGCATTGCTTGAGCGATACCGAGTTCAACCATCGACTTTACTAAAGCTGGGTCGGTCGCACCCCGTGCGTCGACACTGATGATCAATCCCCCACCGCCATTACCAAGGCCTACAAGCTGACTGTGTGGAATGACCTTGCTACCACCGGGCAGATAAACGCGCTCTTCGCCGCGTTCACCGACCGTTTTCCAACCCGGTGTTGAAACAAGTCCGCCGTTAGCATGACCCGGCAACGGTGATACTCCTAGCCCTCCACCAATCATGTTGCCCAATGGCCGTAGCAAGGTCATTTGAATGACCATGTCCAAAATCGCGCGAGATACCTGCTTGCCTACGTCAATGAACGCATCGCCGAAGTTCTCCCACTCCATCAATGCGTCAACGATGCCATTGCTTAATGTGGCCAGTCCGTTTGCCGCGATGCTCTCAAGCGCTTCGTTCACTTGATCGGCAGTGTCGGGGATGGACTGCAACATGCTTTCGAGCGGTCCAGCGGTGTTGCGAACTGCTAATTCTGCGCGGGAATTGTAACGAGCGTCCAAACCGCTCAAACGGCTTTGTGCAGTGGCCTTCGCTTCAGGAGAGGCGTTGCTATGAGGTGCAAGAATATAATCTAGCTCTGCACGCTCGCGCTTCTTTTCCATTTCCAAGCGACGAAGCTCAATGGCACGTCGTTCGCGCGCTGTCCGAGCCATGCCGCTTGAAATGTCGAACAAGGCCATCTGATCGTCTAGCTCGGCCTGCTTAGCATTGCGGATTTCCTCTTCGATCCGCGCGTTCTCTTCGTGATTGATCTGGTTCTTGCGAGCCGTCTGGAGAGATTCTTGAATGAGGATGAGCTTTTCAGCTTCTTCCGCTGTATATTTGCCGGAGGTGTTCAGTTCGTTCTTAACGTCATTGAGGATCGAGCGCTTGGCATCGAGGAATGCGTCATCGACCTCGTCACGCTGGCGAGCATATTCGTCTAGGTAGTTGCCGTGGTCGATATACTGCGCACGCTTTAGCTCAGCTTCTGCGCGCATCAGGTCGCTCTCAGCAGCAAATGCGCGCTGACGCTCCGTCTCGGCTAATTCTGCCGCTGATGGACCGGAGCTAGCCTTGGCTGGCCCTGCTGGCAGATCGGGAATGTTGCCATTCGCTGTCGGCCTAGTCTTCGCCGCATTTAGCGCGGTTTGCAGCAGGCCAACCTGCTTCTGGTATTCTTCAAACGCACCCTTCTTATCCAGCCTGATGACGCCGATGCCAATATTCGTGCCCTTGTCGGCCTGCGCTGCGTGGAACTTAGCTCGGGCATCTCGCATCTGCTGCTGGCGGAAACCAATGTCCATGTTTCCGTCATTCTTCATTTGCTCCATGGAACGACCGGCAAGGAAGCCGCCGGCTGCGCCTAACGCTGCCGCTGCCGGGTGCTTACCGAGGGCGAAACCGGCGATGCCGCCGAGGATGGTCATTGCTGCCTTCGGGTTCTGGTTCCAGAACTGAACGAGGCTACCAACAACGCTCATCACACCCGTTCCGAGGCTGACCAGCGCCGTCGCATTCTGCGCGATCGCGTTCGCCATTTGGGCGTTGAGGATCATCTTCATGGTGTCGAGTTTGTCGTTTGCGTCGCCTGCGCTGCGCACAACATGATCTTCAAGGATGATGCCCAGGTCACGAGCTGCGCGAGCTTGTAGCTTGAAGCCTTCCGATCCCGCCGCCATCGTCTGTTGCAGCGATCCGGCCTTCTTGCCGAACAGATCCATCGTCGCTGATAGCTGCTTGGTCGGGCTGTCCATTTTGGAACTGCTATCTGCGGCTTGCAGGACAGCCTCATCGACGTTGCGCGCCGTGATCCCGTATTCTTTCAGCTTTTCGGCCGCTGCCTTGTTGCCTGCCTCGGCATCACCGACCGTCTTTGCGAACTTTTCAACGGCCGCGTCTGCCGTTCCGAAGTCGGAACCGAGCATTTGGGCATTGTAGCGGAATTCCTGAATGAATTTGGTCGATGCGCCGGTTCGGTCGGACAGATCGGCAATGGCATCGGAATAGTCGAGAGCGGACTTGGTCAGGCCAGCAAGGAAGTCGATCGATACAGCCGCTGCAAGCCCGGCGACCGCCGTTTGAGCGCCGCCCATTGCTGCGCGCATGGTCTTGCTAGTCTTCTCGGACTCGACCGCCGCTTTGCGCATACCGCTGATAAAATCGGCACTGTTTAATTCAAGGTCGGCTTTGAGAACAGCAACAGCTGACATGAAAATACTCCGCAAATCTATTACGGTGTATTTATTTGCTAGCTCTTTGGATTGGCGGCCTTGTGTCGCTCGTTGTAAGCAGCAAAGAAGCCTTTCAGCGAATTGCTCACTTCGCGATCCTTCTGCTTCTTGGGCTTCTCAACCTCTTGCGGCTTAGGCCAGTGGTTATAATAGTCTGGCATCGGGCCAGTGCCCGGCTTCGTATTTGCCTGCCAGAAAAGCTGTGACTGGACGCTTGCGCGATAGTCGTCTGCTGGGCTTCCGAAAGGTTCGAGCTGCGCATACGCATACCAAGACGCAAATTCGTCCGTGGTCATATCAGCAATCTCGGTGAGGGACTTGCCCAGAGCGAGAGCCAAGCGGTGCATGAACAACCGCTCCGGGTTCTCCATTAGTCTTTTTTTTCGGCCTCTGCTTTTGCAACGAGGTTGGTGCCGTGATTGAGCAACATCATTTGCACATACATGGCTTTCACCTCGGAGTATGGAAGCTCCTTCAAAGCGTCCATGTCGTCCATATCGAACATTAGCTGATCGTTTTCATCAACTAGGCTGAACACGATGCTGACCATCGCGTCATCCAGTAGCTCTACCTTCTCTGGATACTGCTCTGGATCGTCCTTGTGGTTCTGGTGGGCAATCGCGTTCTCGGTAATGACCGTTTGAAATGCCACGCGACGTGCAACATTGAATGCCTGCAAGCGAACATCGCAGTCCCACTCGGCTACATGATACGTAACCGAGCGAGGCTTTTGCGATAGAATGTGTGACCTAGAAGCAAGCTGTGACATTAGCCACCTGCCGTTTCGCTAGTGACTTCACCGGTGATTTCCACGGTGCACGAGCCGCTGACAGCCTGTTCAACGCCGCCGCTGATACCTTTCGATAGAACGAAAGCGCTGAAGCTGTAAGTGGTCGCTGGGGTGTCAGTTAGAGTAAGATTGAAATCCTGCTTAGTGCGAGAAGCCTTTGCTGCTTCTAGTGCTACCTGCCCGGCGTCCGATGCGATGTGATTGAAGTTGAAAGTAACCTGACCAAAGTCCTGCAAGCCCATGAGCTTTTCTTTTGCCTGACTGTCTAGGTTGGTAACGTCGATAACTGCTGCCGAACCGCCGAATGCCGAGAAGTCCTTGATCTCAGCGATGTGAACGTATGCAGCGCCGACCTTAATGGACAGAGAAATTCCCTGTGCTTGAGATGCATTGCTCATTATTATTATTGCCTCCGAAAATACTGGTTGCAGTCCCCAGCTCCGGGGCATTGCTCGCGAGTATTTATCGGGCAGGCTTCAGTGGCTTGATTCAGAGCCAGCTATAGGAAGCGTCAATATCTAAGATAATGCGGTAGAGGTCAGGTGAGCCGGAAACGTCCGAACCATCCTGCTCGTTGATGATAGTGATGTAGTGGATTGAATCTGACTTGTAGGAGACCAATTCAACACAAGCCGTATAAGCGATCTGCTGCGCCTCAAGCAGGCTCTTTGCGTAAATGTCCACACGATATGACGCGACCGCTAAGCCGTCCGGTCCATCAAGTGTGGTAGAGCGTTGCGTCGAAACGCGCTGATACACGACAAATGGCGCGTTTGCGTTCTTCGCTGCAATGTTTGGATACGCCTTGAGCGCTCCAATCGCGCTAGATAGCGCAATGTAGAAGTCAGTATCTATCATTTGATCGGCCCGAAATGTTTAATGGTGAGGCGATCAATCGCTTTGCCTAACTGCTTGTTCAGTTCTGCGAGCATATCGATAGTGGCACCGTCGAAGGCTGGCTGCATAACTGGACGAGCAGCCATGTTCACAGTGCCGAATTCGATAAAGCGCATCCAGAATGCGTTGCCGAAAGTGATTGTTGATCCCACAGTGTGTGCCGTCTTCGGATTTAACTTCTTGATCTTGAGGTTGGCGCGTGCATGGCCATAGTCCACCCGGACGCTTTCGCCGCTCTTGGTTTTGTAGATTCGGCTTGTGTCCTCATCCCCTACCGGCGTTGCTGCATAGACAGCCTTCATGCCGACTTTTGCGGTAGCCCTGATTGCAGACTGTCCGGCCTTGGTTGCGAGTTCGGGGCCTAGCTGATTAAGCGCCGTCTTTAGCTCGTCGAAGCCTTCCAGTTTGAATTTAAGGTGGTTCACTGCATTGGTCTCATTGTTGATCGCACATTATTTATTGGTGCGGTCAGACAGTGAGGCTCCGAACGAAGAGATAGAGACCCCAACCGTCTTCAAACTCTTCAATGCTGAGGATTTGGTAGTCGGTCCCTTTGTGGACGATACGATTGCTTGTGCTGACACCGTCGCGATAGCGAATGGCGAATTTTGCTTCGGTTTGCTGCTGTGCGCTTGCCGCCCGTGCAATGTCCTTGCTGGTCAACGTCCACTTTGCCGCCCAGACGGTCGCGATGGTCGCATGAGAACCTTCGACGACTTCCCCGATAGCGTTCTGTGCGCTGGTCGCTGCGGTAATGGCGATGCGCTCTTTTAGATCGCCCGCTTTCATTAGATGGCGCTCACAACGAACGGACGAAGCAGGTTCTCAAACGTGTCTTTCGCCGTATCCTGCCCCTCGCGCCCTTCATATGCGCTGCCGACATGCGTCGAGATCGCCAGCTTGATCCCACGCGGCACGCTTGCAGCGCCGGCATATCCGACCGAGCACGTAGCAACGAGCGTCTGCTTGCCCCGAGAATGCCCTGTGAGCGTCAGCACAGCGCCGCTATCCGACACTCGCAGCCAATATGCGCTCTCTGCGGGAAGCTCTGTGCGTGCGCCCCTAGACGTTTCTAGCTCTACCTTGCCGGCTGCGACGACCGGCGCCGTAGGAATGGCAAAGCAGCCGTCGCCAGACTTATAGGAAAATTCGATCGTGGCCGGGACAATGGCGCGATTGGTAAAGGCTTCTGCTGCGTCTGTGGCTGCACGGATCAAGCCTTCTAGCAGAGCGTCGTCAGCATCCTCGTCAATGCGGCACCACTGCTTTGCCTCCACGACGGTGATCGCAAGGAAGTCGTGGTTTCGTTGAATTGTCTTTCTCATCGGCAGCGCCCCTTATGTTTTCGATATTTATCGAGCGCACAAAGAAGCCCGGTCATTGCTGACCGGGCTTCCAATGTTGTTTGTTGCTAGCTTACGAAGCCGCAATCTTGAGCAAGCGGATCGCTTCATTGTTGGTTGGAGTGCCGCCAACCCGCGAGGTCACGTAGAACATGACATATGGCTTGTTGGTGAAAGGATCGCGAATGAGCGTGAAGCTCTTGCGGTCGGCAATGGTATAACCAGCCTTGAAGTCGCCGAATGCGAGCGGAGTAGCGTTAGCTGCAACGTTTGGCATGTTCTCATCATTGTAGAACTGATAGCCAAGCAGCGTGCCGCGTTCGCCGTTCAAGCCCGGTGCCCAGAGGTAATTGCCAGTGGTGTCCTTGAGCTTACGAACAGTTGCTTCGGTTGCCGAATTGCCAAGGAAGTTGCCGTTTGCACGGTGTCCAGCCTTGAGGCCGTAAACCAGATCGATAAGCGCGTCTGGCTTATCAAGAGCAGCAGTAGAACCGCTTGCGGTTACAGCGAAGCCGTTACCCGATGCTAGCAGACCCTTTGGCTGATTGGTGCCGGTGCCGGTGATGAAAGCTGCGCCTTCTGCTACCGCGAACTGGTCTGCAATCTGTGCTGCGATCCAGCTTTCTACGTCGATAGCGCTGTCGTCGAGCAAGGTCTGAGTAGCCGCAATGTTAGCGTAGATTTCGCCGACTGGCACCTTGATCTTGTTGATCTTTGGAGTTGCAGTCTCATCGCGCTCGTCGGTTTCAGCAACCCAACCGGAGGCAGTGCCGCGCACGTTCAAGAGAACGGTGTGGTCGCCAGTGGTAGTTGTGATAACTTCTGCAAGCTGGCGCATGGGGCTTACGTTGATAAGTTGCTCGCGAATGTTGAAGTCGATGAACGCTGGCACTGTGACGCCGCCGTCTCTGCCAGTGTCACCACCAATGGTGAGCGACTTAGTTTGCAGTTCCTCTTCGTTGCGACCCTTGCGCATGAAGCCGTTGAATAGCGTCTTATATTCTGTGTCGGCACCGGCACCTGTAGTGCCAGGACGGCCGGACTTCTTTGCGAGGCTCTTCTGCTCTTCAACGACGTCATCGACGGTGCTAGTAAGCGACTGAAGTGCTTCTTCTAGCTTTGATAGCTTGTCGGCTGCGATTGGGTCAGATACGTTTGCTTCAATAGCCTTCAAGCGTTCGTCGTTAGCAGTCTTGAATTCCTCCCATACGCCCATAATTTCTTCGTTAGTGGCCATTATTATGGTCCTCCTGTCTGTCTTATGTTTTTGTTTTGTGACCTATTGACAGGATCGCCCCTGTAGCGGCTCACTCAGAGCTATTTATGCAGGTTCTTTTCCGAGTAGCTTTGCAATGCGAAGTGCCATTGCCTCATCGGCCAGCTTCTTCTCTTCAAGGTCGGCTAGGTAGCGCTTGCTCTCAAATTGGCTGGCTACTGTCTCTGCTTGCTTGCGAGAAAGCCCGCATTCGCGCAGCAGATTCTCAAGATCGCGAATACCCATATCTGCTAATCGCGACTTCACTTCGCCAACCACTGCCAATTCGTTTGCTGGCAATGTGACTACGCTAACTTCGTATAGGTCCGCGTCGGTGTAAGTGCGAAAAAACTCGTCTTCCGTCGTGCCGGTCGACCAAGAGACAGGAAAGAAGGCCACGGATAGACCGTTGATGGCACCCGCTTTGAGCGCGGTATATGTGTCTCTGCCAAACGAGGTATCAAGGAGTTCGCCAGTCAGCTTTAATCCGTAGTCGTCTTCTTCGAAATCGAGCCACTTACCGATTGGCAACGCAGTCCCGCTGTAAGCGTCGTGGTTGAACAACATGAGCGGCGCAGTGCCATTGGATTTATGCTGTGCAATGCTCTTCGCATAAGCGCCCGGAGCAATAATGTCGCCATGCCAGTCAACGTTACCGAATACCGAACCGTAGCCGCTGAAGAGCATTGCATCACTGGTCGGGTCGTCAACGGTTGAGAGCTTACATTGAGCGCCGGTGAGGGATTTCTTTTCAAGCTGCTTGTTCATTATTGTTATCCTGCTTGTTTGTTGAATCTGCTTCCGGTTCCGTTGTTGGCTGTGTTCCGAAAAGGTTTGCTGCTGGCATTAGCTTGTCGGCCAGCGGATCGTCGCTGCGAGGAAGGTCTTCCTTCTCGCGAACCTCGTTGATCGTCATTACGCCCATTGCACGCATGGCGTTGAAGTAGGCGACGCGATCAGGTGTTGACGCTTCTAGGAGAGCGCGGCTGTCCAACTTGAAGTAGTAGCCCTGTCGTTTTTCCATTGGCGTAAGCAGCGCTTTGCGTGCCGACTGCTCGATGCGCTCATACCAAGGCATCAACGTGTTCTGGATATGGGCGAGCATTAGCTGCTCGACCGACGCATATGACGTTGCGCCCTGCTGCATGACCATGATCGGCTGAACACGGAACGCGCGGCAAATCTCTTCAATTTGGAAGCGTCGGCTTTCCGTCCACTGCGCATCATTGGCACTGGATGCGAGCGCTTGCCACTTTACACCGTTGCCGAGAATTGCAGTCTTGTGGGCGTTTTTCGTTCCGCCCTGTTGCTGCTGCCATGCTTCCCGGAGTTGTTCGCGCTGCTCTTTAGTAAGGTTTGCGTCGCTGGAGAGGATGCCTCCCGGTCTGGCGCCATTAGCGAATAGGTTTGCACCATAGGTTTCGGACGCAAGCGAAAGGCCTATGGCCTGACGTGCTAGCGCCGTCGCTTCTAGGCCCATCCAGCCATTCCAGCTTGGACCGCGAATGTGCCACATGTCGTCCTGACTAATCGTCAGGAATTTCTTGTCGTTGGTCTGAACCTTGTAGCTAAGCGAGTAATCTTCGTGCTGTGTGACCGTCACGCTGCCCGGTTCAAATGCGTAAAGCTCTTGGACTACCTTGGTCAGTGGATGGCGGTTTAGGTAAATGAAGGCATTGCCGCAAAGCGCTAGGTGAATTGCTAGCTGCTCACGAAACTCGTAACTGGTTTGCCAGTCGTTCGGCGAATAGCGGATAAGATCGTAAAGCGGATGCGCCTTTGCAGGCTCGCCGCGTCCACCGCTGGCATTCTCTTGCAGTAGTTTAAATGGGACTTGTGCGATGCCGTCTGCAATCACGCGAACGACGCAAAGCACTGCAGTTGATCTAAGCGCTCTGTCGGTATCGACTGAAGGCAAGCCGCTACCGGCTTGCGCTTCTGCAATCTCTCCCAACACATCAGTGTAGGGACGCGCGCCTTTTGTCTCGCCACTTCGCCCAAATATAAAATCTATTAAACCTACCATCTTCTCCACGCACGTTTAAGTTCGTGGTATTTATTCAGATGGCCGGAGTGGCTTTTAGAGGAGGTCGATAAACGGCTCGAACACGGGCGTTTGGTTTAGATGCTGCGCATATGCCATTAGAGACGCTACGATGCCGTCTATCTTTAGGTGCATCTGCTTGTCAGGCTTGTTGGGGAACAAGTGATTTGCGCTGTTCGCGCGGATAGACACGTTGCTAGCCATCCAGTTCATGCACGGGTTATCGTTGTGCGCTAGCTTGTGGTCGGCAACCAGTGCCTCAAACGACTGCATGACCGGATTGTAATTGCCAATGTTCTGCGCGAACTTGACGATCGGCAGGTTGGGGAAGTCGGACTGCATCTCTTGCGACATTTGATGGCCCTGCCAACTGTCGTAAGCCATGCCTCGCACGTCAAACACATCCAGTAGTTCAACGAGCTTCGCCTTAACGGCAGCAAAGTCCGTTGCGTTTCCTTCGGTCAGTTGGATATGACCGGCATCGACCCATGCGCGGTAAGCGTCCGCTGTCTTCGACTTCGCGATTGCCCCTTCTGGTAGAAAGAAGAACGGGAAGAAGTGCGGCTTGCCGTGCTGGTCGATGACGCACAGGACGACAGCGGTTATGTCCGTCTGCGTTGAAAGGTCAAAGCCGATATATGCAGCGCTGCCTTTGAGATCGGCAAGGCTCACGCTGGATTTGCAGGCCGCCCAATCAAGCTGGTCTAGCCATCCATTCGACGCGTTCTGCCAGACGTTCAGGTGCTTGGTTAGAAGCGTGGGCCGCTTCTGGGGCAGGTTGATTGCGTCGTCATACTGCTGCCGAAAATACTTCTCGCCGACGCTGACGCCAAAGTTCGGGTTGGCCTTTTTCCAAACCTCGAAGTCCCGCCAGTCATCGGCCGGGTCAATGGTATAGATCGCGGCAAACAGGCTGTTGTTCTTGACGTTGCCAGCAAGCACGTTCTCGGCATCGACCTGTAGCTGCCTACAAGGACCGGCTGTGTTGAAGCCTGCCGTGGTGATGGTCAGAAGCAAAGGCTGCGCTCGCGCACCCATGCCGGTCTTCATCGTGTCGTATTGCTCGCTGGTGTCGTTCTCGTGGGCTTCGTCGAGGATCGCGCAATGCGGGTTGGAGCCGTCTCCTGGCTTGCCGATCATCGTCCTTACGAACGAGCCGTCCGGGGCCATGATGGCCTTGGCGTAGACCTCTAGCCCAAGCGCTTCCCGAAAATCCGGCGTGCGCTCAACCATGAGCTTGCACGGCACGAAGCAAGCATCGGCCTGATCCATGCTGTTCGCGCCGATCCAGACTTCTGCGCCGGCCTCACCATCGAGAAAGGCCATATAGTTGCCGATGCCAGCAGCGAAGGTTGATTTCCCCTGCTTGCGGGGAATGAACAGCGCAGCCTCGTTGACCTTGCGCAGGCGCGTGACTGGATCGACGAACCCGAAGATCCCGGCGAGTATCCACACCTGCCAAGGTTCAAGCCGGATCAGCTCGCGCTTGGATGCCCACTGAGCTTTGACGTGCGGCAGCAGCTCGATGAACTTGCAGACACGTTCGACCTTGGAAGGGACGAACTCCCAATCATCGCCGTCGATGTCATCGAGGAAGCGCTGGCAGGCTTGCCGGATTTGAAGACAGACAAATATGTCGCCAGCGACAACCTGCTCTGCATATTCAACGGCCTTCTCGGTGAACGGTCCGCCTTCGTCTTCCAGCCATGCCATTAGCCACCTGCAAGATCGGCGAACGGATTGGACCTGTTGGGTTCGGCTGTGGTGCCGCGCTGCGCGCGCGATGGAACGCCGCCAATGCCGAGCGCTTCACCGAGTTTGCGAAGCTCGACAATGTAGGTGGCTTTGGGGAATTCGCCTTTGAGGAAGGCTTGCCGCGCGAGAGATTCTAGAGCGCAGTAACGAGCGAACAGCGAGCTATCGGCGTCGATGGTTCCTGCTTGGACGACACGGTTGAACTCTTCTCGCCAGACCTGTTGCGCCTCTGGTGAGAGGTAGGCAGGTAGCTTCGGAGGCGAAGCATCGGTGACTAGGAATTTTGGATTGTCGCGGCTGGGGCGAAAGGTGCCTGTGGCTTTCTTGGCTTCAGGTGATTTCTTCTTTGGACCGCGCTGCATCCGGTATTTAGTCTGAGCAGCTAGAGATTCCGTTGGAGGGGTGAATGGGGATCGACCCGACTGAGATTGTCACAGATGTGAGCAAACCTTTCACGGGCACTCTCAGCGATGCGTGGGCTTGGGTGTTAGGTGATCGTGTTGCCGCTTGGCGTTTGAGGAACGCGGCAAAGATTCAGGTGAAGGTCAACGAAGAGCTCGCTGCTCTCGGCCTAAAGACCGTGCCTACAAACATTCCTGAGCGCTATGCCTTCGCTTGGTTTGAAGAGGCCACCAAGCAGGATGAGGATGACATTCAAATCTTGTTTGCGCGGTTGCTCGCGAGGGCCGCGACTGGTGACGAAAATGCCTTAGACAGACGCTTGCTCGACATCGTGTCCCGCATGGTGCCTGCAGATGCGCAGGTGCTGGCTTTCGTTTTCGCCGAAAAGAATTGGGTGCGGAATATGGCTGGCAAGTCGCTCAGGCCGAAGACGGATTACACGGAGGAACAGCTTTATAAGCTGGTCACAACCCAATTTGACACCGAAGGCTATAAGTCGATCGAGCATATGACGACGCTAGGCATTTTCGAGCGCAGCACGGACATCGACCAAGGTGCAATCGACGGTTTTGTCACATACCTCACCAATGAGATAAAAGGACGTAACATGTTCGTCGGGCCTGATTTGCCAGTTCATCCGACGATTAGATTGACGATGCTCGGTGCCGGGCTGGTTCAAGCGATCCGGCCTTGGTCGTCCTAGCTCCAGAGGCTTAAATTCGCACAATTCAAAAATTAGTTGGGGGGTTGTCGTAGTAGGCCAGTGATCTCAGAAAATCATGCGCCCCTCGCTTCACTCACCAACCTGCGACCTACAGGGTGTATTCTGTTTCGACCGTGAGGCTCCCGACATAGTTGGGGAACTTACTCTGCCCTTCGTCAACCAGGGCGTCATTGGTATAGGTAGCGCTTCCCACGTAGAAATGCACTTTATCTCCAGCCAGATCCATAGTGATGTCTCCAGCTTTGTTCTGAGTTATCTTTTTATAGCCTGTGTAGTAGTGGAGGTGACGAGACGCGGCTTCACCAATCACGATTATCTGCGGATCAAGGATTTCAAGCCAAGAGTCCGGGATTTTGCCGGATGCGCGGCCATGATGGGCCGCGAAAACGATGGTGGTTTTGGATAGCTTTATGCTGTCTTTTATGCACTCCATGAACTCTGTTTCTAGATCGCCGAGCCACATCACGGATGCGCCGTTCTCTAAGGAATATCGGATCACAGCTGACGTGTTGTTATACGACTCTCCGGCATCGCACTCGGCCAAAGCCTCTACGAAATGGGCGTTGGAAGTATCTGGCCACAATATGCTGATCCCCGACGTGGCTCGCTCCTCGCTTGTTTCATTCATCCACTTCCGCTTGCACCCTTTGTAAATGTAGTAGGCCTTCTTAGGATCATTTTTAAGGCTGCAATAATGCTTAAATGAGGTTGTCTCGTCGGCTTTGATCGCTTGATTCTTCACTACATAAAAATTCTGGATCGGCATTTTTGCGTCCAGCTTTTCGATACCGCCAAAGTGATCTTGGTCGGGGTGAGTTGAGATGAACCGCGAGATTCCCTTCCCCTTCGACTGAGCCTTAAGCTCATCAATGATTTCGTCATCCCGAACGCCCGTTAGGTTGCAATCAATGATGGTGAAATTGTCACTGTTGTGTTTAATGTAAAACAGATCCCCGTTTCCGACGGCAAAGCTCTTAACAATGCTCATACATCGCCTCCCTTGAAGTGCTCGACCCTTTGGGCAACGAATGCCGCATGTTTCCGGAACGAGAACAAAAAGAGAGCTAGCAGCATGGCGATCATTGCTTTGTCCTGCCACGCGCTGGGAAGGCCGGCTGATCTGACCGCGAAAGCGCTGCCCATACCAATCAACAAAAGCGCAAAGCCGGTAGCGAGAGTGCGGTATGTGTTCGCAACCTCTACCATAGCTTCCATCTTAGGATCGTTGGCACTGGCTCGAAGAAAGTGCGGATAGTTGACGAAATTGATGAACGACGCTTTCCGGAGGGCTGGCTCGGCGATCACAGAACCGACACGACTGACCGACATTCCTACGAAATAAAACCACAAAAGCTGCCCGACGATCTGATCAGTGGGAATCTGCATGATTCCGAAGCGGGAGGCCAAAATCGCGAATATCGCCCCGGGAAATAGATAGTTGAAGATGTTGTAAGACGAAATCTTGTTGAGTAGCTCATCCATCAACTTGCCCCCGCAAAAGCTGCGTGGGCAATATCACATAGATCCGGCCCTAGCCAATCTCACACCTTCAAAACTTGTGGATAGGATTCCTGAATGGTCATTCGAGAAAGGCAAATTTTCTCAGTGAGCTTGAGCCCTATGCCTGATTTCGCGCGCGGTCTTTGTCTGATGGCAGGGCAGGCATAGGCTCTGAGTGTTATCCCATTCGTCCTTGCCGCCCTCTGCTCGCGGCCTGATGTGATCGACCTGCACTGCTGGCGTTACATGTCCTGCGGACAAGCAATGCCTGCATAGAGGCTCTTCCTTGATGCGCCGGTCACGTAGCTTTCGCCATTTGCTGTCATAGCTGTAATCGGTCATCTGCAGTGGCTTTGCAGAGCCGTTGTTGTAGGAAAACGATTGAGGTTTATTCGGCATCCGTATCGCCAGCGGTTTCCGGCTCATCAGCCAGTGCATTGTTAAACGCGCTGAGTGCATCGACCACTGCGCCGATTGGTGACAATTCGTTGGCACGGAACGCGCCGCGTTGGGTTGCCACGTCGATGATGTTGATGATGGATGCCACCAGTTGTGGGTTGATAATATTGTTGGAACTCACTGTTCTCTCCTAGCTTATGTTCTGCTCTCCTATTTAGCTCCGCCGTTCTTCTATCTTTCTGCTTGTCAACGCCATTGGTTGGATGATTGTGGTTTCAGGTGAACGCATACGATTGGAGTAGGCACTGCTGCTTACGCAATCGGAGTAATGCACATGACGAAGTTCAACCCCTCGATGATCGTTCCTGTTAGCAAGTCGGTCGAGTTCTCGGGCGAAGAGCAGGGTCGCACTGCAAAGCACATTCTGCTCGAAGGCATCGACAACCAGATTGCGCTCTACAAAGAGCCGACGAAGAACGGTCGCCGCTGGTTCACTATCGGTAAGGAGGAAGTGTCCCTCACGCTGCGCGTTAACAACAAGGCGTTGCCGTTGCTCGGGACTGAAACCAAAGTGGCTGTGCCGCTTGCGCACTTTGAGGATGCAATGCTGCACTTCAAAGCGCAGGTGGAAGCTGGTGAGATGGACGCCGCGCTTGCTACTGCCGACGAGGGTATTGCAACGCGCCGGTCGAAAATGCGCGAGACGCGTAAGGCAAAGGCTACTGCTACAGCGTAAACCACTACAATAATGTTACCCAAGGGGCGCGCTATGTGGCGCCCCTTTTTTGTTGTGCTGAGATTTTGTGCAGGGCATTGGTGCGCGTCCCCCCATGGAGGTTGCTATGTCCCTCAAAGATGTTCTCGCACTGATTGACGATAAGCTGGAAGAAGTCTTCCACCGGAAGCCGCACGACCCCTCAAAAGCCCGCAAGCCTGTCCTCAAGCGCATTGCTGCTGCAAAGACGCAGTTTGAGAATGGCTCGTCCAGAGCGCCTAACCGCTGGTGGTCTGCTTCCAATGACGTTGTGGCCTTCAAGCCAGTCATTGATGGGAAGCCTCTGCTCATCAACGGCAAACCTGTCAGCCATGTGCCCGCTGAGCGCTTTCCTAGCTTCCTCGATAAGCTGACTGCTGCTGTTGAAGCTGGCGAGCTGGACAAAGAGATTGAGGCGCTGAACGCTGGCACTGGTTCGGGCAAAGCAGCGAAGAAGGGCACCGTTGACAAGTTCCCTGCTGACCAGCGAACCGATTGGGACAAGCTGGATCGCGGAGCAAAGCAGTCCATTGGTCGGCTGTGGGGCGTGGGTAAGAACCCTGATGGCACGCCGCGCGCTCTCGTGGGTGACAAGCCTAATGCGCCGTATCAGGGAGCTACCAAAAAGAAGTGATGCGAAGAGAAGCCCCGGCAGGTTTATCTACCGGGGCTTCCCGCATTTGCACTTCTAGGTTTGACCGATGGCTCACCGGTCAATCGTATTTAGCGGCATTGTGAAATCTGCCGCCATGGCCACAAAACAGGTGACTGCTACACCAGACGATGTCTTTTGAACCTGCTACCGCAAGAGGAGGTAGCAATGCCAGAAGTCACAACGCTCGAACAAACGGACGCCCTGAACGCCCTCAAAGCTGCGCTCGACCGCTACAATCTACTTTGCTTGGGTATCACCGATGAGGGAGATTTGGTCGAGGCGCGTGAAGAGCAGATCGATGCAGTGGTTGCTTCCGCGCAAGTGTTCTTAGTTCAGCTTTAA